ATGCGGAAGAATACCTGCCGGAAAGCATGGAACAAGCCGAAAAAGACCTGCGGAACTACATACGCCGACTAAAAACGGCAATTTTAGCTGCCTTTGGCCCGGGCTTTGCCCTGCGATACATGGGGCTGACCGGCTGCGGACGAAAAAGCGAACGCTACCATCATCACCTGCTGATCGAGTGCCCAGGGCTGACTATGCGACAGAATGCAGACTTTCGGCAGCTGCTCGAGGACAAATGGTCCGCACGCCAACCGGACGGCAGCTATGAGCTTTTGGGTACAGCTAACGCTGATCGGCTGAACCTGCAGAACCGGCTGGATGACCTGATCACCTACTTCGAGAAGCACGGGCAGCTGCGCTGGTACGAGAGCAGAAGCCTGATCCAGCCGGTGGAGCTGGTACCCAATGACACCAGATGGAGCCGGAAGCAGCTACGCAAAGGCTGCACGGACTGCAAGGACAGTGCCTATTGGTGGGAGCAGAAATACCCGGGCTGGAAATTCGTGCGCTGCGTGGTACCGGAACCGGAGAGCCCCGGATGCGAGAAAGAGGGCTGGGATGCGGATGACCTGCGGTGCTATGTGGTGATGGTGAAGCAGAAGGTGGGACATGCCTTTGCGAAAGTTCGCACCTGACAGATAAAACACCGGTATTTTGCGCGTTATACCCATGCGAAAAGAAGGTGGGGCGGTGACAAAAGAGCAGAAGAAAGCGACCCGGCAGGCTCTGCGCCGATATGGCGAGGGGTCTGTTTGTGCTGCCTGGGCGCAGGTAATCGGGGCGGTGCTGGCCTGGTACGACCGCAATGACCCGGTATGCGCCCAGCTGCTGCGGCTGCGCTACCTGCAAGGTCTGCCCGAGGAAAAGGTGATCGCCCGGCTGTATGTGGGGCGAACGACCTACTACACCAAAGAGCTGGAAGCTCTGAGCACCGTGGCAGTGTGTGCAGCGGATGCAGGGCTGCTGCCCGGCGGGCAAATGTCCGGGGTAGTTGCACCCGGCGGGGCGTGATAGGATATTTGCAAAGGCAGGTGAGAGAGTTGGCGAAGAAGCGGGCGTACTGCAAGAACACGGTGGCCGGGAAGCAACGGGGAAAAAAATACCCGGCGGCGTTCCGGGCCGAGGTGGTGATGGCCATGCTGGGCTCCAACTCCGTCTGCGCTGTGGCGAAGAAGTACGGCGTGCCGGAATCGACCATCCGCAGCTGGATGAGCGAGGAGGCAGGCCGCAGTGATGCCTTTGCAAAGGCCCGGCAGGAAGCCGCGCGGGAGATCGCCATCCGGGCAAGCCTGGGCGTGCGGGCACAGGTGACCTTTTTGCAGGGCCGGGCCGCTGAGAGCCAGCGGGCGGCGCAGATCACGGAGAGGCTGCACCGGCGTTTGGACGAGGACACCCGGGCCCGGGACTTTGCCGTGGGCACCCTGCTGAAGGATGACCCGGAGGAGCTGGCGGATGCCACCGAGACCGGCCTTGTGGTGTATGCCAGCCCGGGCAGCTACGACAGGCAACTGGATGACACGGAACGCAGGCGGCTGAACGCCGAACTGGAACGGTACGAGGGCCGGGTGATGAGCGACAAGAACGCGGCCGGTGTGGCCAAGGTGCTGATGGAAGTGGCCGAAAAGGCTGCTGCCATGGCCCCGGCGGAGAACACCGACAGCGTGAGCGGCCCGCC